AAACACATTCAAGCCAAATATAGCAAATGTTAAAAAGTGGGTTAAATCAAAAAAATTTGCTGGTATGACAAATAATGATTTAGTAAATGAATACAATAACAATTTTGGTAGAACTATAGAAACACTTCTTACACCAAAACAAAAAGAAGAATTAATAGATTCAACAGCATACAAAATATCAAGAAAAATATGGTATGTAGGTAGAAGACCAGCAGATATGACAGATAAACAGTGGCATGATATGACAAAATCCATGAGACCGAGAGAGGGAAGTTATAGTAGCAATGAAAAATGGAATAAATTTCCATATACTGAATCTTATCCTTATAGGAGTGGTTCATAATGGGTTCAGCAAACTATGATGCAATTAATACTATAATTGCATTACTTACAGACAATTGGACTGCTGGTCAAGCACCAAATATTCAAAAAGCATGGGAAAAAAGGTCTGTAGGATTTATTGATGATAGAAAAGACCAGATAATAATAACCCCAAAAGCAGAGGAAATTAAGTATTTTAGTCTTTATGGTACAGACCATTTTCATGATGTAACTCTAGATTTTGATATTAGAACCTACCAGAATGATGATAGGCATAATAATGTGGTAAAAGAGACTATGAAGATAATAAAGGACAAAATTAGGGGTGGAGATGACTATGTAGACCTCAGAATAATAGCCTCATACACAAGAAATCAGTATATGCGTAATATGTTCAATCATATAATAACTGTATCTTTACGTAAGATGAACCCTGTATAAGAAATCTTTAAATACAGTAAGCAGAATCAGTATATATGGTACGAACAGGTGCATATGCATATGCCAAATGGGGTTTAGAATCATCAACATTCGGTGGCTCAGCTACTATTGACAAATCATTCGGTATAAAAACAGCTATATCTGGATGGACTTTATCAACCAATAGACAGCAATTAGGAGCTCTTGGTCAAGTAGAACCAGCAAAATACGCATATGGTACACAAAACGGTACACTTTCAGTAAACTTTGTATTTGGAGATAAAAGTACACATGATTTATTTAGTTGCTTTTACCCAAAATCTGGCAGTGCTGGAGCATATGTTTATGGCTCAGCAACTAACAGTGGTCAAGGTCAAGCAAATAAAACATTTGTAGGAAAATCATTTTCTACCGAAATTGGATTTATCGCAGAAAACGCTGGTACTGATCAATACATTATCAGAACTCTAAAAGGATGTCTTTTGAATAGTTTTAATATAACAACAGCAATTAATGATGTTGTAAATTGTTCAGCAGATATTGCATACGGAGAAGAAGATAATCCAAGTAACTCATCTAGTTTATATGATGGAATGCCAACCGATGCATCACAACCATTTACATTCGCACATGGTTCATTAAAGATTGGTGGAGCAACAATAGCAGAAGTTCAAGAAGTAGATATCACATTTAACAACAATGGTGACTTATTATACCAATTAGGTAGTCAACAAGCAGTAACTGGTATTAAAAGAACACTCGACATTACTGGAAGATTTAAAGCATCATGGATTAATGATACATTGTTAAGAGAAGTACTTAAACAATTAAGAGGTACAGCATATAAAGAAGAAGTAGGTGGTTCACCAGAATTAGAATTATTCTTTACAAATGGAGCATCAAACCCAAAAACAGTTAAAATAACTGGATATGGTTTAGGATTTGCAGACATCAACATATCTGGTATTGAACCAGTAGAACCAGTGTTTGAAGAAATTAACTGGCAAATCAAGGCAGCTAAAATAGACGTAGACGACACTTAAAACCAATAGGTTTATAAGTTCAAAGTATTTTTATAGAGTTAATGGCAACTAAAAGTTTCGAGATAGATTGGACTACTGGCAAAGAAATCATAGAATATGATGACGATATTACATATGGAGAGTTAGAAGCAATTCTTCAAGGTGCAATAGATTTATCAGATGTTTCAAAACCTAAAGTCAATATCCCAAAATACAGATTTTCAATACTTATGAAAGTTTTGACAAAAGCACCATTCCCTACAGGTGATGCCGTTTCAATAAGAAATCTTAAATCGAAACAGGCAAACCAAATCATGAAGGAGGTCATGAAAGACTACCCTTTAGCGAAGTACTTAGGGGAGTGGGTGGAGAGCTTTACAGGCTCAATGGATCTGAACGAGCAAGATTCGGCATTTACTACATCTGCGCCATAGAATTTGGCTGGGATCAAAGAACAGTAGACGCACAAGATTCTAAGTATATAAAGAAATTACTAGCCGTGCTTAAAGAAGAGAGAGATAAAGAAAGTAAGGCTATGAGTGCACGACAAACTAAACAAGTGAAGAGATTCGTGTAGATATCTTTTTATATTGTGACCCTTATAAATGAATATGAGTAGTCCAGACGAGGGAGATAATTCCGATTTTACTGAGGTAAAAGATCTAGATAAACTATTTGAGAGACTTACTATCACAATCGAGAAATTAAACTCAAAAATAGATGATTTTGCTAAAACTACCTCTAGAGCCACAAAAGGTTCAAAAGTGGATCACGATAAGATACACAAGCAGAATATGGAGAGGCAAAAATCATATTTTGAAAATGTAGAAGCCATGAAGAGATTATCACAGTCATTTAAAGGTGGTACAAACGATATGAAAATGTTTACTGGTCTGTTAACTAAAGGTGCTAGTGCTGGACTTGTGTTTGATTCATTAACTAAAAGTATAAACAATACTATAAACCAAAATGAAAAATACAAAGAGGCACATGCTGAATTACAAGAACTTATTGAAAAATATGGAAGTATGGGTGATGAAAATGGCAAGGGTAGAGATCCAAGATGGGCTGATGCAAGTCAAAAAGATAGAACAAGAGCTGGTAAATTACAAGAAGAAACAAAAGGAAAGGATAAAGACCAGCTTGCTGAGAAGCTCGGAGGTGCAAAAGAGTTCTTCACTAAACATAAAATGGGTATGATGATAGGTGCTGGTTCAGCTGGAGTTATCATAGGAATATTAAAGAAAGCATTAGATGCATCACCAATGTTTCAACAAATTTACAAATTACTTAACTTTGGTATCATGATGATATTAAGACCAATAGGTGACTTCTTTGGTTTCTTAATGAGACCTATCATGATTATGTTACTTAGAAAATTCATTATACCATGGTACACAAAGATGTACCCACAAATGATGAAGTGGGGTAATGAGATTGGTACAAAACTAGCTGGAGCATTAACAGCATTAATGAATGGTGATATTGGTGGAGCATTCGCACAATTATGGGGTGAAGTTGATTGGGGAGCTGCAATTTGGGATACTATAAAAGCAGTAGTACCTATATTTGCAGTGTCAGACTTTATTGCTGGTATATTTGGAATAGGTAATAATAAATGGTTTAATGAATGGGGTAGAGCCGTAGGAGATTGGTTTAGAAATGGATTATCACAAGCTGCCGTTAACTTTTCAAATTGGTCTAAGTCTGTAGAAACATGGTTTAGTGACGGTTTATCAAGAACGTATTCAAATTGGAATAAATTCTGGGGTGAGATATGGACATGGTTTAGTGATGGTATAGAAGGTGTAGCTGCATACTGGAATAATTTATGGGGTACTGTTTATGGATGGTTCTGGCTTGGAATAAAAAACATACAAGATAATTTCAAAGGTATATGGGAAACTGTTTATAATTGGTTTTGGAACGGTATTGATGGTATAGCAGCTGACTGGGGTGTGATATGGGATAATATATTAGATTGGTTAAACCCACTATCAGAAAATAAATGGGGTGGAAAAGAAGGTACAAATCAAACTAACACAAATAATAATAATGATTCATGGTCATGGTGGGCTAAAGGTGGTCACATAACAGAACCTATAATGGGTATTGGTAAAAGTGGTCATAAATACATGATGGGAGAAGCTGGAAATGAAACAGTAATTCCAGATAAAAAATTAGGAGATGCAATGGGTGGTGGTACAACTATTTCAATTAATATAGAAAACATGAGTGGTTCACAGCAAGATTTAAATAATCTGAGACAGACAATACTTAATGTGATACAAGAATCAAATACAAGGAGAGGTAGAGTATAATGGCATCTAAATCACTTTTAATTTATAAAAACTCAAGCATGCACTCAGCATCTGGTACACCAAAGACTTGGAGATATGAAATAAATAACTTAGAGAGTTGTATGGTTTCAT